ATTTAATAGATATTTACAAAAAATAGATGATGAAGACTTCTTTGGTTATAGACAAAGAGTAAAGGATTATTTTGAGCTTTTAGGAGCAACAATAAGACAAGAAATTATTGACGGAAGGTCTCCCGCTCCATTTTTGAAATTATTAAAAACAGCAGTAAAGGTCTTATTGAAACCTTTTCAAGAAGGAGAAACCATAAATGAAGAAACCGGAAGAATTCAAAAAATATTACCTAATGGAGTTGTTTTCGACGACACTTCTATTTTAGATGGACTAGTAAAACCTAAACGAAATGTTCAAGGGGATAGAGATGCATCAGGACGATTAATATATGAAGAATTGAAATATCCAAATGATAATTTTAATTATGGTTATCCTTTCATTATAGATGTAAATAATGATTCAATATGGTTCTAAAAGAGTTATGGAGGTTATGGAGGTAGGAAGTTGATTTTAACTTTATTTACAAATATAGAAAAGGAAAAAAAAGAAAATAGTGAAAAGACCTCCCCAACATCAACTAAGTAAGATATTTATATCATAATATACTTACTGCCTTACCATATATCATAACAATTCATTCTAAAAGTGAAACCGGAGGTCTAACCCAAAATGAATTTTCAACCTCCAGACCTCCCTATTATATTTTATGAAGACAAACAACTTAAAGAAAACATACTATATATATTAATATGATTAAAGGAGTACCAAGAAACGCTTATCATAATGAAGCATATAAAAGATATTATCATAATTCTAACGGAAAATGGAAAAAGAAGCATGGATATTATAAAAACAGATATAATGATTTACTCCCACAAGAGTTATTGAAAGAGGAAAATCCAACCGAAGAAACAATCACTCAAATTAAAAATATTATCGCATCTCATAAAAATAAGAAATATTTACAAAAATATAATTTAATTGATTCGTAATTTTTATCATTATTATATATCAATTATTATTATGTGTGCTGATTTTAAAGCGCTTAGTTCTTACAAGACTTATGATGAATATTATACTCCTAAATGGGTCTGGTCTAAAATTAGACATCTCGTCCCTAAAGAGTGTGTTATATGGGAAGCATGTATGTTAGATGCAAAAAATTCAAAATCTATGGAGATATGGAAAGATTTTGGTTATGATATTGTAGGAAATATAGAATGGGATATATTCACTTGTGATATACCGCAGTGTAATATAATTATAACAAATATCCCTTTCGGTACAGAGATTAAAAAAAAGGTTCTTACAAGATTGATGGAAATAGATAAACCTTTTATAATCATTATGAATATATGTAATACATTCGCAAATTATTTTAGAAATATCATGGATTTAGAAAACACACAGATTATTATACCAAAAGGCAAACTACATTTTCAAAAAGACGGAGAGAAAGAAGAAAAAAACACATCATTTTATTCTTGCTTCGTAGCATATAAAATGAATTTAAAAACTAATCAATTATGGATATAAATTATAAGTAAATAATCTTAAAAATTATTTAAAGAAATATTTATATATAATATATATCATGTGGAAGATTGAGAAAAACCAACCTACTATATTCAACGGAAAAACTACATTCAAAGAGCATATCAATACCAACAGATTAAATAGAATTATAGAAAGTGGTTATGATACTCTTAATCGTGAAGGTTATTCTATTCGTAATTTTCTTATAAGGATATATAAAGCAGTAAAAAATGATAATTTATATGTTTATCCAGAACTTCATTCATGCGGTTATGGAAGAGCATATTATCCAAAAGGCATATCAATATCTATGATACCAAGAGATTTTAGACATACACTATTAAAAGATAGTGAATATATTGATTATGATATAGACAACGCGCATTTTAATATCCTATATCAACTATGTAAAAAAAACAATGTACCATTAAATCGTTATAAAAATATTAAACTATATTGTGAAAATAGAGAGAACATAATTGAAGATACAATCGTTCATTTTTTCGGTAAAAAAGATTTATCAAAACGCAGCAGTATAAAACAATTGTTTATAAGAATGGGTTTATATTTAGGAGGATTTAATACATGGAAAAAAGAAGAAGGTTTAGACGAAAAAACCGAAGCAACCGAAATATTATTATCTTTGAAGAGTGAGGTAAGACATATAACCGAAGAATATGTAAAAAAAGAAAATCCGGAAATATGGGAAGAACTCAAAGAAGAGTTAAAAGATAAAAAGAAAGATATTTATTCTACTCTCATAAGTCATTTTCTATGTAATGAAGAACGAAAAATAATTGAATGTATATATAATGAGCTTAGCAGTAAAAAGATAATTCGTAAGAATAATTTTATATATTGTTATGATGGATTTATGTTACCCAAAACCGATAAAAATATTTTAGACATGCTACCTAAAATAACAAAAAAAACAACCGGATTTAATCTTTCTTGGAGTATTAAACCTTTTACAGAAAATATTATGAATAATATAATTGAATATGAAAACAAAAAGGATTATACCTTTCAAAATGATATATTTTATAATATTGTGCCTACAGAAGAAGAGTGTAAATTGGTTTGTACCAAAGGAAAACCAGAAATGATTAAACTAAACCGAAAATTATATCAAAAACAAAAAGAATATTTTGAACGATATAATTTTAGAGTTACACAAAATGCTTCTTATGTTCGAGTTGTAGATAAAGAAATGAATATTTATTCACTCAATAAATTCTCTAACATTTATAAACATTTATCACTTATAACGGTAAATGACGAAGGGAAAATAGTAAGAATTCAAAATAAAAAAGAAAGTTCATTCTTACAAGAATGGTATGTTGATAAAGATGCACGAGTGTATGAGAATATGAATTTTTTACCATATCCATTATCCGTACCTTCTTTTACATATAACACATTTAAAAATTTTGATATTGAGAAAAATATTCATGGAGAAGAAGAAAATTATGATATTATCATTAATCATATTCACAATCTCGTAGGAGGTAAAGAATACGATAAAGATAAAAAGAATTTAGAATATATGTTAGATTATCTTGCCGATATAGTACAAAACCCAGGAACACTACCGGAAATAGCATTATTATTTAAAAGTATAGAAGGAGTTGGTAAAAATCTATTTTTTGATAATTTTGGAAGAAAAATATTGGGTAAGAAATATTATTTACAGACCGATAATATTGAAATGTTATTAGGACGATTTAACAGCAATAACAATAAGGTTTTAATTGTTATGGACGAAACAAGTGGTAAAGATACATTTACAAAAAAAGAAAATATAAAAAATCTTATCACACAACCAATATTGAATTTTGAGAAAAAGCATGTTGATGTATTTGAAATTAATAATGTAGGCAGATATATATTTTTGAGTAATAATGATGTTCCTATCTCAATTTCTTTAACCGATAGAAGATTTGTTTGTTTTGAGAGTGTAATGCCTTTACCGAAAAAAACAAAATTAGAAAGAAAGAAGATATATTTTAATCCTTTGTTGAAAGCATTTGATGATGAAGATATTTGTAAATCCTTTTATGATTTTCTAAAAAAGAGAGAAATAAAAGATTTGAAGGAAAGACCTATAACACACTTATACAAAGAAATCCAAAAATCATCAATCCCTATAGAACTACAATTTTTAGAATATTATTGTTGTAAAAATATGGAAGAAGCGTTGAGAAATAAGTTATCTCCATATAGTAATGTAAAAGCAACCGATTTATATAAGGATTTTAAAAAATGGGTTGATAAATATAATAATAATACATCGAGTAGAGAGAAAACCGCTACAAAATTCAAAGCAAAAATAAAACAGATTTTTAAGAATAACAAAGATGTATTTGAAATTAATAGAACGAATGGTAATTATTGTAATTATACTTTTCAATACCAAAATGTATTAGATTTTATGGAAGAAAAAAATCTATTGATTGACTAAAAATATATATATATTATAATCTTATAAGAGTTACAATATATACAGTGTAGATATGTATTTATTTCATTTTCTTCTTTTGTTTAGCCCACATAGCAGCAAGTTTCTTAAATCTATCCTTTGGAGGAAATTTTAGAACTTTGCTATAATTTTCTTTTACAAAAGTATTATATGCGGACGCTTTGCGTTTTGATTTTACAACTTTTTCAAGTGGTTGCTCTGGGAGTGGTAAGTCTTCAACTTCGGTACTAATAGTATCCATTTCTATATATATATATAGAATATTTTATTATTATTCCTTAACGCAATTATTTATCCATTTTATCATTTTATTTTTTTCACATGTTATTTCTCTTTTTTTTAACTTTTGATAAACATATTTTAATCCTTTATAATCGTCGAGTGATATATAAATCTTGTTATTATCTCTCTTTATATTTCCATAACTATCTATATGAACTTTATAATTCATAACTCCTTTATCTGTTGTATGTGCTAATGTTAATGAGTGTAAAATTTCATGTAAAACCACATTATATAATGTCGTATCTATATAGAGTAAATCATTAGATATTTCAATATCGGTTTCATTAGAATATCCAGGATAATGTATTGTATATCCATAACCTTTTGATAAATCCACATTACATATTGTATTTTTTTCGTTAGGATATGATTTATATGATTTACTGCTATTATATGATAATGTGAATAAATTATATTCATTTACATTTTCAATTACTTCTATGAATGTATTTTCCAATAATGGAGATATAGCATTACAAGGATAAAAAACAATTTCTCTTCTTTCAAGAACGGCATAATCAAGCAACTTATAAGAGTGAGAAATAGTACTAAATAAAAGAATAGCATAATGGTATATATTAATCATTTATATTATTATGATATTATTAATTCTAATAATTGTTGATGTGGCAGTGTTAAAATACTAATCCAATAATCAGGATTATAAAATTTGTTAGATAATAAAATATAATTAAATTCTTTATTTGATAATGCCCTCCACACTATCCTCATTGCCGCATATCTTCCACATGTATTATTTGCGAATGCGTTCAATTGTAATTTTTTAGTATTTGAAATCACTTTATAATTGGATGCATTTACTAAATCCGTTAAGTGGGCCACTGCTACTCCTCCCATATTCTTTGCGTTAAATGTTGATAATTTTAACTCTTTATCCATCGTAATTCCTAAACTATCAAAAAATATTAATGTTCCTTGTGGGTCGTGTGATGATTTGAATAAAGATGCATAATGACCAAAATCCCTCTCGGTTTGATATAATATTATAACTGCGCCGTGCTCTCCTAGGACTTGTTCTATATTTTGATAATTCATTAAATCGCTATAACGGAGTATATTTGCTTTACCATTCGTTATATTTTTTAAATCTTGTCCGCTAAGAGGTATTTTCTCTGCTATTTTAATTGCTCCATCAATATTCCTTACCATTCTTTATAATATATCTATATTAAAAGTTTTCTTGTATAGTGTTATTATCCCTTATCATTTGTGTTAAAATCTGTTGTTCTTCACGCATATCTTGTGCTCTTTCTTTTTTTGTATTGACTAAAATTTCACTTGGGATTGACCCTTGTGGTTGTGAAAAGCGTACTTCGGTTCTAACATTTGGAGAAAAATCGGTACTTCTATGTGGTCTGCCGTGACTTATTGCGTGATGACTTACCAATTCATTTGCTTTTGATGGAGGTAAGGTTCCGCCATGTAATCGGTCCAACATTGATTCTGGTTCTTGCTGTGCGCTCATCATTAATCTTTGAAGAGTTGAACTACTCATATTTATATATTATAGATATAAAAAAATATTAAATTGATTCATATTGCGGAGCTGCTTTTTTGCCTCTTCGGTTTCCTTTACCAGTTCCTTTAACTTTTTTCATCATCGCCGTTCGTGCTTTTCTTGCCGTTTCGCTTTTAGCATATTTTCTCGCAAGAGTTACATTTGGCTTACCGGGTTCTTGTTTAACTAATTGGAAGAATGTTTTACCATCTCTTACCGCTCCTTCTTTAATAAAGTAATTAACCATTATATATATTATACAGATAAAAAAAATATGTATATAATATAATATAATAATGTCTTTTTCAATTGGAAGAAAGGGACAAGATAACAAAGGAATTGCTATTGCTAAAATTCAAGGCGGTACTGAGAATGGTAAATTTTTATATATGAAAACATATAAAAAAGAGCTTGTAAATTTGCCTAAATCTATAACAGATAGATTTACGGATGAAGAATATGAAATATTAGATAATGCTATAAAAACGGGGATTGAACCTCTTGAAGAAAGAGAGAAAGATGCATATTATAAAATCCTTGAAGAGTTTGAAAAAATAAAACACAAAGGATTTATTCTAAAATCTGGAAAATTAGTCCCTTTACTAAATTTTAATAAAGAAGAACGATTTTATATAACCGGCAGTAGTGGTAGTGGTAAAACTTATTTTGCTACTCAACTTGTAAAACAATATCTTAAAAGATATAAAAATGAAAATAATGATTTTGTTTTGATAAGTGGAGTGCCGTCGAGTGAAGATATTAATAAATTAGAACCTTCCGTTATAAATCCTTATGAACTCTTAGAAGAACCATTAAGAGAAGAAGAAATAACTGATGCTGTTGTATTATTTGATGATGTGTTGAGTATTCCTAACAAAAATGTTAAAAATAATATTGTAGCAATTGTAAATAATCTCGTAGAAACGAATAGACATTCAAGAACTACAATGCTTATTATTAATCATCTTATCAATAATCATCACGAAACAAGAAAACTCTTAAACGAAGCAACAAGTATAACATTTTTTCCTAAATCATCCGCAAGAAATAACATAAGAAAATATTTGAAAACTTATGAAGGATTTGACGATAAAATGATTAGAAAAATTGTAAATTTACCAAGTAGAGCAGTAACATTATATAAAAATCCAGAATATATATTATATGAAAAAGGAGCATTTGCTATTTAGGAGGACATAATTTTCTATATTCTCTCGGTATTTGTTTTACAAAACCTATAATATAATGGATATAATATTCAACACTTTCATAATGATGCATATATTTATGTGGGATATAATCTTTCATTTATATTATATCTATATATAATAAATGACGAGATATTCAAAAAAAATATATAAATTAGTACGATTTGAAAAGAGTGAAAGAGCACTCAGTAAATATCAAGCAATCTTACAAAATAAAGAAACCGGTAAAGAAGTAAAGATACATTTTGGAGGGATACGACCTAATGGAGTGCCTTACGAACAATTTAAAGATTCTACCGGTTTAGGTTTATATAGTAAATACGACCATGGGGATAAAATGAGAAAACGATTATATAGAAATAGACACTCTAACGAAAAACCTTCATTTAAAGATTTTTGGACTGCTGGTTATCTATCTTGGACTTATTTATGGTAGGGAGGTTATGGAGGTAGGAGGTAGATTTAACATTTTATTTTATTTTATGAAAAGGAAAAAAAACTTTATTTTATTAAAAACCTCCCTAACCTCCTTCACTATCATAACTCTCCGTTTAATATATACATTTTTTAATATACATATATATAAAATGGAACAAAGTGAAGAAGACCTCATTTATTATAATATAACAGAACAAGTGAATTTGGATGATGAAGGAGGAGTTTTACCCTTTAAAGAGTTAAATTTTTCTACTACGAGAGCGGATACAATTTTAGATAGACCTAATGAATATGAAGTAGCAGTAGCAAGATTTTCAGTACCGGGATTATTTATTCCATTATTAATTTTAACAAATCCATTAGACCCATATTTTATTGAACTCGCATTCGGTAGTGCCGTATATAGAGAAACAGTAGTTTATTTAGACCAAACCAATAATCCAAATCCAAGATATAATAGAGCAATATGGAGTGTAGAACAACTCTTACAAGGGATAAATGAAGCAATACAACTTGCTTTTGATAGATTTAAATTAGATTACCCATCATCTCCAATTAATACTGCCCCACAATTTTTTTATGAAGCGGATACACAACTTATATCTATTATTGCTGACCCATTTTATCAAGACCAATCACAAACGGGGATTTCTACAGTAGAATTAAGAGTAAATAGATATTTATATAATATTATACCATCCTTTTATGCTTTTCAATATGTCCCAGGCACTCCACAAAATCCAATACCGAGCATTCAATCCATATATAAAATATTTATATTGAAGAAGGGCAACGGCAAAAATCTAATTACTCTCCAAGGAGACACATATTTAGAGATTAAACAAGAATTCCCTACGATTAATTTATGGAATGAATTTAAGTCTATTGTTTTTCAAAGTGATACTATACCAGTAAATAATGAATTATTACCTACCACAAATAATCAAACACGTCCTATATTAACCGATTTTACTTTACCATCCACTCTTAACGATAGAAGTGATATTCAATTCCAAGCGGAGGGATTACAATTACGATGGAATACAATGACCAGTCAAATTCCACTTAAAACCATAGATATAAAAGCATTCTGGGTAGATAGTGATGGAGAGTTATTTCCGGTTATTGTACCGAGATTTCAAACATTCTCCTTAAAATTAGTTTTTAAAAGACGAGCAATATATCAAAAGCAAGTCCCTCGAATAGATACAGACCATATTAATACGAGCAATTATGACCTTGATGCAATTAAAAAACGATTATTAAATGATTTAATTGATATTGAAAAAAGTAGGGCATATACAAAACAAAGTGTAAATGACCCACTCTTTAAAGTTGATTATGATAAACAAAAAGAAGAAGTAGATAAAGAGTTTATAAATACCCCGCAATTACCGCAATTACAAGACAATTCTATTAAGTTACCAGCAATGTCCGTCTCACAAGAGGAGGGGAGTGGAGAAGGAGATATATAGATAATATTCGCTGCTATATCATAAACATACATTTACATATTACATATATTTTAATAATTTCCTTTCAGGCACATTTATATCTATATCCTCCATAAAGAGATAATCTTCTTTATCATTCAATCTCTCCATAATATTTTCAAAATAAACCCTAGTGCTTTTTCTATGTTGTTGATTTAATTTCCTTCGTAATTTTCTTCGCTTATAAAAGTTATATTTAGAAGGTTGATATAATATTTCGTCTTCATTTACCTTTTCCATATTTATAATATTGAGAGAAAATAATAATAATCTATTTTTCTTAAAAATTAGTATCAAAATTGAATGCCGTTTCTCTTGACCCTCCGTCTGCTAAACTATATTCCGCTACTCGTTTTTCAAAAAAATTCGTTTTGGATTCTATTGATATTGCCTCCATAAATGAGAATGGATTTTGTGCGTTATATATTTTATCATATCCTAATTGGACTAATAATCTGTCTGCCACATATTCTATATATTGCGTCATAAGATTAGAATTCATACCGATTAATCTACATGGGAGCGCTTCAATAATAAATTCTTTTTCAATATCTACACACTCTTTAAAGAGTTTATATATTTCATTATCTTCTATTTTATCACAATATTTCGTATATAATAAAACAGCAAATTCCGTATGTAATCCTTCGTCTCTACTTATTAATTCGTTACTAAAACATAACCCTTTCATTAACCCCCTTTTTTTTAACCAATATATCGCACAAAATGCTCCGGAGAAAAATATTCCCTCAATACAAGCAAACGCAACCAATCTCTTCTCAAAAGAACTTTCTTTATCACTTATCCATTTCATTCCCCATTCACATTTTTTCTTGATGCATGGATATTCTTGAATAGCATTAAAACATTTCATTTTTTCTTCTTTATCCTTAATATATGAATCAATCAATAAAGAGTAAGTTTCACTATGTATAGTTTCAATAAAATTTTGTATTGAATATACTGCTCTTGCTTCCGGTAATTGAATTTCGTTACTAAATCGCAACACAAGATTTTCATTAACCACTCCATCACTACTCGCAAAAAATGCTAATATCATTTTAATAAAATATCGTTCTCCTTCACTCATATTGTTATAATCTTTCAAATCTCCAGCAAAATTTATCTCCTCCGTCGTCCAAAAAGAACTAACGGATTTCTTATAAAAATCCCATATTTCATTATCTTTAATAGGGAATAAACAATATCTATCGGTAGTAGGGTCTAACAAATAATTTTTCATGTATAATAATATAATATAAAAAAAGAGAGAAATGAACTTTACAAAAATATCAATTGATTTTCTAATCCTAATTTATATGTATAAAAACAGCAGTCAAACCAACAACGAGATAATTGTTCTCCCTTTCTTGAAAATTGCATCCTTCCATTCGGTATTAAAATGCTAATATCATCATCCTTAAATATTTCTCTCCAAAACTTTTTTGTTATTGTACTAACAGGCATTATTAAAATAAAGGGTTTATCTATTTCCTTTAATGTTTCACACACTTTCTTCTTATTCGAAAATGGAGGGTTAGAACATATAATATCAAAATCATATTTCTTATAGGAGGTATAAAAATCCTCGTCATTATGAATAACATTATTATAACCTAATTCGTTAAAATATTGTTTCGTTAATCCGCTACAATAGTAAGGGTCATAAATAGTTTTGTCCTTATCTATATATGGTACAATCATTTCCCATATATATTTACTTGTTTCATAATCGTCGTCTTTTTTCCATACTCTTCCATTAAGAGTGAGCGATGCCATAATTATTATAATCTGTTGTTATTATAATAATGATGTTTTATCGTATAATGTCTTTTTGTGTTAAATCGTTTTTAAAATTATTCTATAAAGAGTTAATTATTTATACTATTATTTACTTGCTTGTGTAAGCATTTCTTTTATTAATTTAGATGGTATTTTATATCTCTCATCTAAATTTTTAGTATCCATTATGGATATATGAGGTAAAGATTTAGGAGTGTGATAAGGTTCTTTATTTATATTGTGTGTGCATCTTGGTTTTAATTTTAAATCAAAATTATTCCAAAAATTCGTTGGTTTCCATCGAGTTCCTTTAATTCCATCCCTACTTGTTGTTCTATCCCCATACATACAATAAGTCGTAGTAGTCATAGGCAGTCCTTTCATAAAAGGCATTTGCTTTAAAAATCCATCCGGATTTTCCATAATCCACTTTAATTTTGGATTTTTTTGCTTGAAATAAGATATTATCTCTAATGTTCGTTTTACTACTTTATCTGCTGTTTTTCCTTGCTCCGTTAATGCTGTAAATGGAGGATGGTTTTTTCTTGGTCTATTTTTAGTATTCATATTTATCATAAGAGAGTATGTATTACATGGAGGAGAAGCCCATATTACATCCGGAGTAGGTATAGATTTATAATCAAAATCTAAAATATCCGTTACATAAGTAGGTTTATATTTTTCTTCCATATCAACTGATATTACATTATAACCCATTTTTTTTGCTACTTTACCTACACTACCAGTTCCTTTAAATAATTCCAAAAGAGTTTTCATTTATAATATATCTTTATAATATTTTTTTATCCTCGTACCAATCTACCGCCGGATAATTGACGAACTCCACTTGCGATGGATTGAACGGCACTACCAGCAGCAGGATTACCAAGTGCCGTTGCTACAGGGACAGCAGCACTCTCTACTCCATGTGCTACTCTATTAACAATATGTTTCAAACTACTCCAAAAACTACCTCCATAGATTTCATGGTAGTCTCCCATAGGACTATCACGAGCCATAAGTACCATATCGCCAGTCAAGTTTCCAATTGATGCTCGAGCACTATTATCTCCAATAGAGAATGTGCCGTCATTCAAAACACTCATAAAGAATGTACCGGTAAATGAGTTCGTACCAAGATTTTTAAGACCAAGAGTGACTTGAATATTATAACTACCATTTACCCCAGGAGCTTCGTTAGGAGCAAGACCAACATCCTTACCCATAACAATAGCAATTACCGAACCCCTAAACTTCTTTACTGAAGTAAAATCAAGGTTCAAACCATTCTCTACAGACATAGTGTATAGTTGTTGAGAAGAGGCAGAAGCAAAAAGACCGGATTGATTACCCCAAGTCATATTAACGCTTGTGATTTCTAAAAATGAATCACTAACCGCAAAGGTTTTTGTTGATTCCGCATGAGGGACATATAGGTAAATAACGCGTGGTATAACAGACAAACGGATAGTATCACTTGTGATAGTAGTTGTAGCGCCTCCAGCAAGAGCGGGGACATCACGAATGTAGTGTTGAAGTTTAGAGTAAGGTAGGACTTGAAGTTCAGGGATAGGTTGAACCAAAGAAGGAGTTAAATAGTTAATCAAAAGTTCTGGAGCTTGATAAAAAGTAGTTGTGACGCTTGTGATTGTGTTTCCAGTAGAAGCATGAGACAAAACTCGGTCAAGTCCAGCCTTAAATCGTAGGGATAGACGAAGAGAATTCACATTTACCATGCCTTCTTCTTGATGACCCTTTTGCCATAGAGGAGACAAAAAGATAGGTTCAGTAACTACAATCCTAAAAGTGGTACTATTTACCGTCTCAATAAAAAATCCGCCTCGGGATTGCTCACTGCTAACTTCGCCCCAATCACTCAAAGGAGAGCGGTTGTTTCCAAAAGTATTCCAATCACTATATTCTTGGTAAGCGTCGGGCATTGCTGGAGAAGTTCCAAATTGATAAGAGCGTGTGTATGCATCATTTCCATAACACAAAAGCGGATGGAGGGAGGACCCAGTATTATCACTAATGGATTCGCCGTTAATCTGTAAAGTAGTCACATCAATAAGAGAGTTTAGAGGTAATTGGCGAGGAGCATCGTTAGTTCCTAATTGAACTGGAGCATCAGTTACTACTTGAATATATGCCTTAACTCTAATGTTTCTATCAATAATAGTCTTGTTAGAAGGAGGGGTAATGGACCATGAAGCATTAATCATATTGGTATTCCATGAATCGGCAACATTATTGGTATAAGTTACTCGCTCACTTCCTAATAGAACAGCGTGGTTTTTATCAACAGAGCGTCGTACATCGGTTCGGGGTTCTTGTACTCGTAAGAGTTCCATAATTGTATATATTATATAAATATAAAAAAATTTTCATTAACAACATAAAAATTTATACTTATGGTTAAAAGATTTCAAAAATGCTTTCTTATTTTTACTTAAGGATATTATAAAATCAATAGTAACAGATATAAAAGGAGAATATCTTTCATAACACTCTTCTCCTAATATTTCCTTTACTTTTCCTTGAACCCACTTCTTTTTCTCATTTCCCTTTAATTTTCTTACTTTTTCTACCTTAATCATAAACCCTAAAATATAGTCAAATATATCATTTTCTATATCTTCATTATTCTTTACTAAACTGATAATATCATCCATTTTTCTTTATAATATAGCAATATTTTATCTAAAATCCTTAATTTTGTCCTCATTTTTTATTTTCATTTCTAAAGGAGAAAATGACCCTAAAATCTCATTTTAAGACTTTCGCTCATTACAAATCGCTAAAATTCGTTTTTAGTCATAAATCCAGATTTTTTTATCTAACCCTTATATATAATGAGTAAGAACCGAATAATTGAAGATATTATGGAACTGACCCCTATTGCTAAGGATTCACTTACAAGAATGTCTGTTTATGACCTCACTACGCTCTTAAATAGTTTAAAAGGAGATGCCCCTAAACCTCCTACTATAAAACCAGAACTAGTACCACAACCTCCTCTAAAAAGAGTGAATAAAAATAAAAGAAATACAAAACGAGTTGTAAAAGATGAAGAACCAAAAGAAGAACCAAAAGAAGAACAAAAAAACGAAATTATTGAAGAAGCAGTAGAAGACGAAGAAGACCCATTTGAAGAGGTTGAAGAAGATGAACCGGAACCATTAGAACCAATAGAACCGGAACCGGAACCGGAAAAACCAAAATCAAGACCAACCAAAAAAAAGAAAGAAAAAAATCCTTTTAATGAACCTATCCCTCAACCTTCTACTCTTAAAAGAACCAAAGCAAAAGTAGTAAATGAAAAAACCGAATGTAAGGATATATTAGTTGATTTTAGAAAAGAAGTGAGTAAATTGATACAGCAGTATAAAAGAGTTCGAACTCCACAAGACCATCATAAGGATAAATTATGCGAATTATATAATGAAATTTATGATAAAACATGTAAATATCTTAATGATACATTAGAAACATATAGATTTGTAGATGAAACCATTTATGATTATTGTAATAGCATGACCGATAAAGAAAAGATTAGAATTGAAAGATTGATAGGTAAATAATAAATCTAAAATTGTGAAAATATTTTGTAAGTTTATTTTTATAATTATTTTATAGAAAGATGGAGAGAAAAAAGAGAGAAATAAAATAAATCTAAAAATGTGATGAAAATATTAGAGTAGCAGTGAATAGATTTATGAAAATTTTTTTTGTAAATTTTATGTTTTTTATGATAAGTTAATTTTTTTTCTTATTATAAAAATATTTTATATTGTTATGATAAATGGTACAGAAAAAAAGAGAGAAATGAAGAAAATGATAAAAATTATTTTGGATTTATGAAAAAATGCGGAGGTTAGGGAGGTTGAAAAAGTGTTTTTGAGTTAGACCTCCGGTTTTACTTGTAAATGATTTTGTGATTGGTTATGATAAGGAAGGCAGATATATATATTATGAATAGGTCAATACAGGGAGGTACCGGAGGTCTTTTCATTATTTTCACTTTTTTTCTTTTTCAAAAAATATATAAAGTTGTAAAAGTCTTACAACCTCCCCTACCTCCCTATGCTTTCATAATAATACACATATACACACACATTCATACCATAATGCTAAGAAATTGAAAAAAGGGAGGTCTTCTGTACAACCTTTTTCAACCTCCACAACCTCCCTAAACTTTCACTTTTTTTTCATAAATCTAAAATAGCAATAATATAACTGCTATTATATATAAGCAGTCATGTATAATTAAAAAAAATATTTACAATTATTTACAATTATTTACATTATTTACATTTCTCTCTTTTTTTTATTTACATTCTATAAATTTACAATGTTTTTTTGTTTTGAAGTGTTTTGCTTTGTCTTTTTTACCAACTACACTTCCACATTCACAATTATATTTATCATTTACAATTACCAATTTTTTCTTTTTTTGTTTTTTTTCTATATTTTTTATCTTTTTCATTTTGATAACTCTTTTAAGAACGATGAATCTACGAATAACCGATTGAATTATTACAATCTTTTTCACTCTTTTACGAGTTAGATGTTTTCTTACAAATCTTTGTATTTTTATAGTACTAAGGACTTTTCG